GCCGGGCGCTGCCAGCGTCTCCAACGACGGCTACAGCGTCACCTTTGGCAGCAATGCCAGTGTGACCGCCGCCGCCCGGCAGGAAGCCTATGAGATCATCCGCACCGCGCTGGGCAGTGACCCGCACGATCTGCTGTACAGGGGGATTTTGTGATGCAGACAGCCGTTACTGTTGTGAACCTCATCCACGACACTGCCACCGAGACGGACAGGCCGGTGTGCTGGGTGTTCCCGGGGTGCAGCTGGCGGGAATGCCGCTACACCTCCGGCTCCGGCACCGCCAAGGACCCGGAGCGCACCACCCACATCCGCATCCCGGCCAGCGTGTGCACCATGGGCTATCTGCCCTACGCTCAGTGGGCGGCTCTGCCTGCGGCGGAAAAGGCCAAGCACTGGACCCTGAAACGCGGCTGGAAGCTGGTGCAGGGCGCGGTGCCTGCCTTGACCGAAGCCGAGTACGCCAAACTCGAAAAAACGCACCTGTGCTGCACGGCAGCGGCTGTCTCCGATAACCGGGAGCCGCTGCTGCCCCACTGGCACGTGGAAGGGAGCTGATCGTATGAGCGCACCGGTTTTTGATTTCAAGATCACATTCCGTCCCGGCTTTCAGGCCGACATGGACGCACGGTTCGCAAGGCTGCAGTTTGCCTTTTCACAGAAAGTGGTCGATGTTGTGGACAAATATGTGCCGCTGGAAACCGGCGCGCTGAAGAACAGCGTGAATCAGGCATCCAACTTTAAGGAAGGTCTGCTGGTGTACAATACGCCCTATGCCCGCAGGCAGTATTATCTGCATGAACGGGGCACCGACCTGCACGGCGCGAAGGGCGAAACGGAACGTCACCGCGGTTCCTACTGGGGACAAAACGCCATTGCCGACCACAAGGACGAGCTTGAAAAGTTCGCCCATGATGCCGCAAAGCAGTTTCTGGGAGGGAACAAATGAGCGAAACCGTAAAGCCCACCATTGCCGCCCTGCGGGCATGGCTCAAGACCTGCCCGCTGATCGCCGACGAGCAGGAAGCCACCGGCGCGGCTTTCCGCATTGCCGGACTGGAAGAAGAATCCACCGCCTTTTCCATCGAGGACAGCCCCGGTGATCCCATCATCACCGAGTACATCTCCGGCTGGGAAATGGCGAAGAATTACCTCTTTCTGTCTCGCGGTGAGTACAGCGAGATGGATTCCGTCAGCATCCAGAACAGCGGCTTTTTCGAGCAGCTCACCGAGTGGGTCATGCAGCAGGATGCCCGCCATAACCTGCCCGACCTCTCGGCCTGCGGCGGGGGCAAGACCCCTACCGGCATTGCCGTGACAAACAGCGGCTACATCGTCACAAACAGCGCGGGCAGCTGTAAGATGCAGCTGCAAATGCGCCTGACCTACTACATGCCCAAATGAAAGGAGTTTTGATATGACCGTAGCGGAAGCTATTACCAAGTCCGGCATCACGCCCAGCGCGTCGTATACCGGCATTGAGACGGCGAACGATTTTGTGCTGGCGTTCCAGATCGAGAGCACCCAGACCAAGGAAAGCCAGTGGATCGTCTGCGCCGACCATGTGAAGGAGCATTCCGGCTCCCTGAACGCCACCACCGAGGATGCTCAGTACATCCGTACCGGCAACGTCACCGAAAAGACCGGCACCCAGCGCACCCTTACCGTCAACGGCGACCGCTGCGTGGGCGATGATTTTCAGGATTTTGTGCTGAGCCACAAGATTGTGTACGGTACCGGCAGCGATATCATCGTGCCGTACATCTATTTCAGCCTGCGCACCGGCAAGGGCGAACAGGGCCGCGCTGCCATCATCGTCACCAGCGACGTAGGCGGTGCAGCCGGTTCCAAGGCCACCTTTGCCTGCGACGTGAAGGCCATCGGCACGCCGGACGAGTTTGACTACAACCCCGCCACCCAGTCCGCTGAGCCTGCCAAGGCCGTCAAGGGCTGATTTTTTTCAAACACAGTCCCCGCTCCATACCCGGAACGGGGATCTTTTATGCCCTGAACATCAGTAAGCGCCGGTGCAAGTCCGGCACAGGGCCCAAGAAAGGAGCCAGAACATGGTTATTTGTGGACAGGAATTTGAATTTTCCCTGATGAACGCCAACGACCTTGACCGCTTTGAGGATGCCAACGAGCGGATGCAGCGCCGGAGCGCCGAGGAGTCGGAGCAGTTCCGGCGCGGCGGTGTCCGTCTGGGCGACCATGCACGTGCACAGGCACGCATTGCCATGGACTGCATCGACGAGAGCCTCGGTGCAGGCTCGTCCGCCCGTCTGGGACTGGATGAAAACAACATGGCCCCCATCTATGACGTGATCGAGGAGCTGGGCAATGCCTTTGCCGCCGAGAAACAGCGCTATACCGCCAGAGCCGCCCATCCCATGAACCGCGAGCAGCGCCGCGCAGCGGCAAAGCAGCAGCGCAAGCAGAAACCCGTGTCCCGCAGCAAGGGTTTCCACCCGCAGGTGGCAAGCCGCCCGGCGCAGCAGCCTATCACCCAGACCAACACTTTCTGGCCGGACACGGAAGCCGGGACCCGCCGCAAGACCGACCAGCTGATCGATGCCCGGCAGGCTGTGAATGCCCTGCGGGACGACCCTGACGCCATGCAGCAGCTGGCGGCATACGCACTGCAGATCGCCGCAGAGCGCCATGTCTGATCTGCTGCTGGACGAGTTGCCCACCCGGTGGCATGGACACGAGATCATCCCGGATTTCCGGCCCATGGTCTGGCTGGTCAACACCTATGTGCGCGGCCAGACAGGAGATGATCCCATCGGTTTTGCGGTCAGCGCCCTCTGGCGTTTTTACAAAGACCCACACTGTTTTCTGAACGACCCTCAGAAGATCATCGACGCCTACGGGTACATGATCGAGTTTTATAAGGCGGGCGAAAAAACAGCCGAAAGCGCCGCAGCTGAAAGCAGTACCGCGCCCTCTTCCGGTCTTGCCTTCGACTACCAGTGTGATGCCGGTTACATCGTGGCGGCGTTCCAGCAGGCCTACGGCATCGACCTGACCCGCGAAAAGGTGCACTGGTTCCGGTTCCGTGCGCTGTTCGCGGCCCTGCCGGAGGAGACCCTCATGGCCAAGATCATGAGCTGGCGCACCATGGACCTGTCCGAGTACGAGGGCAGTATGCGCGACCGCTACGCCGACCTGCAGGAGCGCTTTGCCCTGCCTGCTGAGCTGAGAGGGGGTGCCGCCCGTGTCGTTTCGGTCGAAGAGCACGATGCCGCGTTCCTTGCGCGGTTCCGGCACTAGCCGCGCCCCGGTGCCCTGCCCCTACTGCGGGCGGGCGCTGCCGGTGTGGGCAGAGCCGCACGCCACAGCTGCCGGTGTGTGGGTCAAATGCAAAAATCCCGCCTGTAAACGGGAGGTAGAGATCAAGTTATAACAGCCTGTGCCCTTGTGCCCGCGCTCTTTTGGAATGGAGAGAGGTGGACACAGTGGCAGATTTCAGCATCACCGGCGAAGTAAGGCTGAACAGCGACCCGGCAGAAAAAAGCACCAGTAAATGGACGATAGCCGCCGGGCAGATGATCGCGGACTTTGCAAAACAGGCTTCGTCCAAGCTGGCCGAGGTGGTCAAGAGCGGTGTGGATTACAACGCCACCATGGAAAGCTATCTGACCAACTTCAAGGTCATGCTGGGAAGCGAGGAAGCCGCCGCAACGAAGCTTTCCGAGATCCGCAAGATGGCGGCATCCACGCCCTTCTCGCTGGATGATCTGACCAGCGGCACCCAGACCCTTTTGCAGTTCGGCATTGCGGCAGACGACACCACCGGCGTGCTGCAGCGGCTGGGTGATATCTCTCTGGGCAACGCCGAAAAGCTGCAGACCCTGACCCGCGCCTACGGCAAGATGTCCTCGGCGCAGAAGGTCACGCTGGAAAACGTCAACATGATGATCGATGCGGGTTTCAACCCGCTGAACCAGATCTGCGACGCCACCGGCGAGAGCATGTCCGACCTGTACAAGCGCATTTCGGATGGCAAGGTCAGCTTCAGCGAGCTGGAAGCAGCTGTGGAAGCCGCCACCAGTCAGGGCGGGCAGTTCTACAACGGTATGCTGGAAGCCAGCCAGACCTTCAGCGGGCGCATGTCCACCCTGAAGGATAATGTCAGCGCCCTGACCGGTGAGCTGACCAGCGGCCTGTTTGCGGCTCTGGGTGAGCTGGTGGTCAAGCTGAACGAGGTGGTGGTCTCCTTCCTCGACAGCGACGAGAAGATGGCCCAGCTCAAGGAGACCATCGGTATTGCAACGGCTGTTGTGGCCGCTGCCGGAACGGCATTCCTGACATACAAGGGCTATGTAGCCGCCGCTACTGCAATTGAAGTGGTTCACACTGCCGCAACCACGGCCATGACCGCTGCCCACCAAGCCGCCGAAGCCGGGGCGACCGGTCTTGCAGTCGCGCAGGCAGGTTTGAACGCGGTTCTCAAGGCGAACCCCATCGGCCTTGTAGTGTCTTTACTTGCAGCTTTGGCAGCGGGTCTCGTGACGGCCTATAAGACCAGCGAGACCTTCCGCAATGCCGTCAACTCCGCATTTGCGTCTGTGAAAAAGATCGCACAGAACGCCATCGGCACGGTGGTGGACTGGATCAATGAGCTGGTCGCCAAAATCAGGGGCGCGGCGGCTGCACTGGCAAACCTGAAAAACGGTGTCGGTGCGGCACAGGACGCCTACAATGCCGCCTACAACGGCTACATGGACAACTATAACAAGCGCAAGAACGCGAAACAGTGGAACAGCTCCCACAAAGACCTCGAATGGGACGATGACAACGGATGGGTCCCGAAGGGCACAAGCAGCTCCGGCAACGGCAGCAGCCGTGCCGGGAGCCAGACAGCCGTGAACCCCTACCCGGCCATCACCAGCGGAGCCAAGAAGGCCAGCAAGGCCACGAAGCAGGCCGCCGCAGAAGTCGTCAAGTCCATCTCGGACACCACGACCGAAATCGACGGCAAGATCACCCGCACCACCGAAAACATCACCGAAACGCTCTCCAACGGCAAGACACAGCAAAAGCAGGTCATCACCGAGACTTCCCGGCAGATGGTGGATGGTGTGCTGAAGGACATCAAAACCATCACAGAGGTGGCTGCGGACGGCACCAAGACCGTCAAGCAGACCATGGAGACTGTGCGGGAGACCGCCAAGACGGTCACTTCCACCTTCGAGACGCTGGCAGACGGGGTCAAGACCACCACCCAGACCGTCACCGAGACCCTGACCGACGGCACTGAGACCCAGAAGCAGGTCATCACCGAGGTCTACGACGACGTGGTGGACGGTGCCCTTGTGACGGTGGAGAAGATCAAGACCGTCGCCGCCGACGGCACCGTGCAGGTGGCCGAGCAGATCAAAAAGTCCAGCGCGGAAACCTTTGACGGCCTGTGGAAGGAGCTGCAGACCGAAGCAGATACCGGCGTGCTTGGCACCTTCGATGACCTGTACACCGCCGTCAAGAATCAGGACTGGCTCTCCGTCGGCAAGTGGGTTGCAAGCACCATCTACGGCGGTCTGACTGCCGACCAGAAGAAGCAGGTCCATGATTTTGCCCTTGGCATCGTGACTAAGCTCAACAAAGCGCTGGGCGGTGCCCGCGACCAGCTGGTGCAGGGAGCTATCGACCTTGGCGGGCAGATCGTGAACGGCCTGACCGGCGGCTTCTCTGAGGTCTGGCAGCAGGCGCAGGGCCTTGGCTCCACCCTGATAGAGATCTTCGGCGGGCTGAAAGCACCGCTGAGCACGGCGGCCCTCGCCATCAGTCAGGGCCTGAGCGGCGGTCTGCTGTCCAGCTTCCCCACCATTTTTGCGGGCGTCGCTTCCCTGATCGGCGCGGTCGGTGCAGCCTTTGAAGGCCTGCTGGCCGCGATCTCCGCCGCCCTGAGCGCTACCGTTTTTGGCATCCCGATGGGCCTGATCGTGGCAGCGGCAGCGGTCGCGCTGGGCGTTGCCATTGCGGCCATCGTGGGCAGCATGGGCGGCTCCAAAAAGAACGTAAGCCACGGCGGCGGTTCCGCTGGCGGCGGTTCGTCCGGCTCCGGCGGCATGGGCAGCGTGGATATCACCACCGGCACCGGCAGTCTGGAAGATGCCATCAACGCCAACACCAAGGCGCTGGAAAAGACAAACTCTGCCCTTGCCGACATGATCCGGCAGGCGGGGGCGCTGGTGCTTTCCGACAACATGCGTCTGGGCAGCACCGTGGCTGCATCCGGCACCGCACAGGTGGTGTCTGCTGCCAACAGCTACCACCGCGAGGGTGATACCAACATCACCCAGAACTTCTACAACGGCCACGACACCGCCGCCGCACAGCAGCGGGAAGCCCGCTGGGAAGCCGACAAGGCCAAGGCCCGCAAACGATGAAAGGAGGACACTGTGTTATTTAAGGACCATCTCAAGATCGTGACTGATGCCGGTGCCGTCCTGCATCTGGGCTGGGACTACGATGCCCCCTACTTTCTCGACCCGCTGAACGGGGTGGATGTGGACCTGCAGACCGCGCAGGGCATCCGTCAGGTCGGGGCAACTGTGGAGGGGCAGAGCGTCTCCGGCGTGTCCCGCACCCTCGATGTGGTGTTCTGGGGCGCGTATGCGCTGGACAATGCCCGGGCGTTCAGCAAAAAGCTGCCCTACTTCACCAAGGGCACCCTGTACTTTGGCGACCACTACTTCACCCGCTTCGTGCTGCAGAAAACGCCCTACTTTTCCAGCTACACGCCGCAGCCGCGCTGTTCGCTCATGCTCTACAGCGAAAAGCCCTTCTGGTACGACCTCAACGCCGTCAGCAGCGTGCTGGGCGGGTACGAAAAGGCGTTCCGCTTCCCGGTGTGCTACGACAGCCACATCTACGGCATCAAGCGGGACGGCACGGCGGCAGTGCTGCGCAACGAGGGCAGCCTGCCGGTGCCCTTCACGGCCACCCTGCGGTGCGACATGCCGGTGACGCATCCAAAGGTGGTGGATCTGCAGACCGGGGCCTTCATCGGCTTTGACCTGACCCTGCAGCCGGACGAGACGCTGGAGATCTACCGCAGCACATCCGACCGGCTGGCCTGCACCCTGACCCGGGCAGGCGTGACCGAGAACATCTTCTCCAAGCTGGACGAGGACAGCACCCTCACCGAGCTGCAGCCCGGCGATAACGTGCTGAGTATGCAGGCCGAGAACGGCTCCGGCTACCTGCAGGCATCCGTCAGCTTTTACCCGATGGAGGCGGGCATCCTGCCCGAACCGCTATGAGAATAGACGTTTTGGACGCAGACACCCTTGCCCGCGTGGGCTGGGTGGACGTGTGGGTGTCCCTCTACTGGGACAGCCCCTATTACTCCGAGGGCAGTTTTACCCTTGAGGTGCGCCCCACCACCGAGAACCTGCAGCTTTTGCAGGAGGGCCGCTGGCTGGTGCGCAGCGACGAGAACCCCCGCATCCCCATGCGCATCTGCTCCCGCGCCAACCAGAACGAGGACGCAAACCTTGTGGTGTCCGGCTACCCGGCAACGTGGCTGCTGACCAAGCGGGTGTCTGCGGTGAGCGTCAAGAACCAGAACGCGGAAGCGGCCATGCGCAGCCTTGTGAGCGCCGCAAAGCCATGGCCCCGCCTTGCGCTGGGCACCGAGTACGGCTTTGACACCACCTTTGAAAAGCAGACCTCCGGCGGCAGTATTTTCGACTACTGCAAGACCATCGGGCAGGCGTGCGATCTGGGGTTCCGCATCGTGCTGGACGGCAAGGGCAGCACGAAAAAGCTACTCTTCGAGTGTTTCCGGCCCACCTTCGACCCGAACCGCAGATACAGCCCCCAGTGGGGCAATCTGCTGAATTCCGGGTGGAGCTTTGCCGACACCGACTACGCCAACGTGGCCCTTGTGCAGGGCGCTGGCGAAGGTGACGAGCGCGCCACCGTCTGGGTGGGCGATGTGAACGCCACCGGCTCCGACCGGCGGGAAATGTACATCGATGCCCGGGACATCAAGCCGGACGAGGACAAAAACGAGACCAGCACCAGCCAGAGCTATCTGGAAAAGCTGGCTGACCGGGGCGGCGAAAAGCTGCTGGCCCAGCTACGCACCGGAAGCATCGAGTTTGACGTGGACGACGACACCCTGCAGGTGGGCGATGTATTGAGCGCCAGCCTGCCCCAGCTGGGCTACACTGCCATGGTGCGCGTGGCCGACATCATCACCCAGAGCGAGGACAGCGGCACTACCCGCACCATCCGGCTGGGCACGCCCACATGGCACAAGACCTGAAAGGAGGACTTTATGGCTGATATCATTACTTACCCCGAAAACGGCATTACCTACGATGCCGACGACGCTTCGGGTTACCTCGCCACCCGCCTGAGCGGCGTGTACAGCGCCGAGGAGGATTTCTCCGTCACAGCACAGGGCGGCCTGAGCGTGCAGGTGAGCGCCGGTCAGGCATGGGTGCGCCCGGCACGGTTCAAGGGCCGCAGCATCATCATGGAGCAGCCCACCACCGTGGTTCTCACCGAAGCGGACCCTGTACGCAGCCGCATTGACCGTGTGGTTCTGCGCTACGATGCCGCCGCCAAAAAGACCCGCCTGCAGGTGCTGGAAGGTGTCCCGAATTCTGCCGGGCCTGCTGCCCCGGCCATCACCCGCACCGAGCTGATCTACGACCTCTGCCTTGCCGAGATCAAGCGCCCTGCAGGCTCCACCGCCGTTACCGCCGCCGACATCTACGACACGCGCGCAGATGAGACCGTCTGCGGCGTGATGCGGGATGGTGTGCATGGCATCCCCACCGGCACGCTGGTGCAGCAGTGGAAGGCCGTGATCGAATCCATGAGGGGTGGCAGCTTTTATACCCGTGCCGAGGTGGATGCGCTGTTGAAAAGCTTGAAAAGCGTGGATCCTTTTCCCGTGGGCAGCATCTACCAGAGCACCGCACGTACAAGCCCTGCCGCACTGTTCGGCGGTACGTGGCAGGAGATTGCGCAGAACCGGGTACTGATGGGTGCTGGCAGCGGCCACGCAGCGGGCACCACCGTGGAGGCCGGACTGCCGAACATCACAGGCTCTTTTGTCGCGGATGTAAAAAAGGGTGAACATAAGGTATCCGGCGCATTCACTGCCGGCAACGTGATCGCATC